ATAGCAGCTGAAAACCAACTAGGAGAATAATATGAATATAAAGAATCCTTACATCCTGACTGCTGGTGCATTCTTATCAGCGTGGGCGGCTTCTAACTTTGCAGCTGACTATCGCTCGATACTCTGGGCTGTGCTGGCTGGTGTCTTTGGATACGCGACCCCTAAACGATGAGCCAAGCTAATTTCTTTAGCCTTTACCTAGCGACCTTAGGTATTATTGGTGGTCTAGCAGGCTATGTCATTACACACTTACTCAGCGAAATTAAGCGACTAAATCAGCGTTGCGATGATATCTATAATATCCTCTTAGAGAGATAATAAAGTCATGGCAAAGAGAGCTACTAAAGTACTCGAGGAACAGGATTATTCTGCTCTCGATGCTTACTGTATAGCACTGCATGAGTTCTATAAATCTCTACGCAGGGCAGGCTTTAGTACTGATATGGCCTTCTGGATGCTCCAGGAAAAGGCTACTTACCCAGCATGGATATTACCTAACCCAGTAGATCCTGAGAAGTTCGGCGATTACCAAGATGAGGACGATGACTAACAAGAGACGCTATCTAGTGATATCAGACCTACAGGTTCCATATCACCACGAAAAGGCAGTTAAGAATCTTATCAAGTTAGTAAAGCGTGAGAAGTTCGACCTGGTGCTAAATACAGGTGACGAGTTAGATATGCAGTCTCAGTCTCGCTGGGCGCAGGGGACTAAGTTAGAGTGGGAAGGTACTCTCGATGCTGACAGAAGCCTATGCCAGGATATTCTCTATGAGCTCGGCACAACAGATGTCACTCGGAGCAATCACACAGACCGCTTATACCACACACTATTACGCGCACCTAGCCTCATCGGCCTACCAGAATTGGAATACCCTAAGTTCATGGACTTTGCCAATCTCGGAATCCGCTTTCATAAGCGACCATACGAGTTTCATAAGGGATGGGTCTTAGTTCATGGCGATGAGGGATCGATGTCTGCCCATGCGGGGCAAACCGCGTTGGGCTTAGCTCGCAAATTTGGCAAATCCGTAGTCTGTGGTCACACGCATCGTGCGGGTATTTCAGCGTTCACAGAGGGCATAGGAGGCCGATATAGGACTCTCTGGGGGCTCGAGGCTGGAAACATCATGGATAAGACTAAAGCCTCATATCTCAAGGCAGGGGCGGCTAATTGGCAGATGAGCGTAGCAGTCATAGAAGCTCATGGAGACCACGTTAGCCCAATGCTAGTACCGATAAATAAGGATGGGTCATTTACTTTATATGGGAAGTTATACTCCTAAATCGTTATCATTTCGTTACCTTAAAATCAGGTAACTGGTCGGTTACTTATGCAACACTAGTCCTGTAGCCAATCGAGTGTATTGGCACAAGGGAGCAAAATGATAACAATCGATACACGAAAGACAGCATTAGATTATGCTGCTAAAGGCTGGGCAGTCATGCCATTAAAGCCAAAGATGAAGGACCCACACTTTGATTTAGTTAAAGGTGCATATTTAGGAGCTACGACAGATTCAACTTTAATCGATTTCTGGTTTGATGTTGATCCAAAAGCTAATATTGGAATTGCCTGCATTACTTCAGGTCTAATAGTCCTTGATGTTGATTTTAGAAATGGTGGAGAGTACATCGAGGAAATGGGCGACACATACACAGTTCAGACAGGTGATGGATTTCATTACTACTACAAAGCACCAAATAATCTAAATGTTCGTGGGACTTTGGCCTCAGGTATCGATGTCAAGTACAAAGGCTATGTAGCTGCGGCTCCATCAATTCACCCAAGTGGAAAGATGTATCAGGTTGTTAATGATATTGATCCGATTGATTTGCCTAAGGAGATATTGGAGATGATTAAAAAATGAACTTATTAACAATGATTGGAATATTAGGGCTATTTCTAGTTTCTAATTTCGTATGGTACTGGCAGGGCTATAACGACGGTAAGCGTGAAGGATACGCCAGGGGTCGCAGTGTCAGCCGTCAAGCATTTTGGCAAGAATAATGAAACATGGAGAAATACTACAGTCTGCCACTGACCTATATTCTGAGCGCGGACTCGCTTACGGTCATCCAAGTGACAATATGGCACGAGCCGCACGACTTATCAGCGCATACCTTGAAGTGCCAGTGGAAGATTACCAAGTCGCAGTCATCCTATCGCTGGTTAAAATCGCTCGTACCATCGAGGACGGTAGTAGAGTCGATTCATGGATCGATGCAGCCAGTTATCTAGCAATCGCTGGACAACTTCAGACAGAGGAGAATGAGTTATATGTTTAATCTTGCAGACTATGAGCCAGTGGAGGTCAGACTTGAAAAGTTTATTAAGGACTATCCAGATTTTCGTGTTAGTACAGAACTTGAACTTGTCGAAAAGGATCGATACATCATTAAGGCGTATCTCTATAAGGTTGCACATGATTCTGTTGCGTGGGCTACAGGATACGCTGAGGAAACGGTTAGTAGTCGAGGCGTTAATCAGACTTCAGCTCTGGAGAACTGCGAGACTTCAGCGATCGGCAGGGCGCTTGCGAACGCTGGTTATGCTCCTAAAGGAAAGAGACCATCTCGAGAAGAGATGACTAAGGTAGTAACGCCTCGCGTTACTAAGCCTGCTCCTCAAGATATTAAAGAAGGCGATGTAGATTACTGGACTACTCCACTAGGAGATAAGCCAGATGTAAAGACTGTCCAGGCTCCAGCGACACTAGCTGCTGCTATGGAGAATATCGCCGCTGTGTTAGGTACTGGAGAAGCTGCTGAAACTCCTCAATGCGAGCATGGGAGTATGAAATGGCGAGAAGGTGACAAGAATGGGAAAGCCTGGGGCGGTTTCTTCTGCACTGTGCAGTCCCAGACTGGTGGGCGTAGTAATTGTCCGACTAAGTGGTATGTCCTATCTGGCTCTGGCCAGTGGGAGCCACAGAAGCCGAGGGTATAATGGCAGACTTAGAGATTCATACTCCAGAGGGATGGGTGAAGTTAGAAGATGTGCCTCTATTCGATTCGATACCATGTCAGCTCTGTAATGAGCCTACTATGGTGACAGATATTTCATTTCCAGCGATCATTAAAGATGGGCACTTAATCGCTGGTACATGGTCATGTAAGAGATGTAAAGTAGTTAATGGCTAGTCAACACAGGAAACACAGAGGCTTCCGTACTGAGCGCCTGGTAGCGGCCTACCTTTCGGCTATATGGCCGAGCGCATCCGTCGGTCGGGGGACGGGTAAAGATATTCAGAATGTGCCCTTTGATGTGGAAGTCAAAGCACGTGCTGGATTCCAGCCTAAGGCAGTCCTGGAGCAGATACGTAAGCGGACTTCGATTTCGGGGGAAGTAGGGTTCGCTGTATTACGTCTCAATGGACAAGGAGAAGATGCAAGTGAGTATGCCTGCATTATTCAGCTTCAGGATTTGCTTCCTCTCTTAGAATTAAAGTATGGACATATCAAGTACGAGCCTAAAGAGATCGATGTCGCAAGGTGCGAGATATGTGGCTCATGGATGCTAGAGGAGTGTAAGACGTGCCAGCCTACGACTATAAATGCGGACGATGTGGCCTAAGTAATGAGCTGCATCATGGATGGCATGACAAGCCTACAGTCTTATGCACTTACTGTAATGAGCCTATGAGCAAAGTGATTAGCCCAGTAGGGGCAATATTCAAGGGAACTGGATGGGGTAGTAGTAAATAGTTATCCACAGAAGTTATCCACAGCCAATAATTAGGAGGTCTCAATGAAGCGACACGCCGCTCTGACCAGCACTTATACTAATATGCTTGACACGCATGATACCCTCAAAGCAAAAGGCTTCAGGCCTTTAGCCCGAGCCCCGAAGGGAGCGGCTCGGGGGGTGCTAGGTGGGTTGGTGATACTTGTATGCTTTATGCCTAATGCATCTAGTACTAAGTTAGAAGATGTATCTATGACTGCTAAAGAATATGCTAAATATTATCTATCTGATAAGAATGAATATAAATGCTTAGCAAAGCTCTATGGTAAAGAGAGTGCATGGAATCCAGATGCATCTAATGGATCTCATTATGGGATACCACAAGGTAGAAGCAATTACCTTAAGACTGCTACACCATTCGAGCAAGTGAGATGGGGTATCAGATATAATGTATATAGATATGGCTCGATGTGTAGTGCATGGCAACACTTTCAAAGGTATAACTGGCATTGAAGAAGTCATCATTAACTAGCACTGGTAGTACGTATCAATGGCGTACAATAAGAGCGCGCATATTAAGACGTGACCAGAACACGTGTCAAAGGTGTGGTCAAGAAGGTGACACTGTGGATCACATCATCCCACGT